TGCTGATCCAGCTCGTGTTTGGCGTCTTGGCCGCAATCGAAAAGGTCGGGGTCAGCACTGTTTCGCCGCGCAGGACGCGCATCTGTCCGCCCGCGCCAGTATAATCGCCGCCGCTGCCGTCCGCAGCCGTGGCGACAACGTGCGCTTCGTTGCTCACGATCACGGTCAGACCGGGCAACCCGTCCGCACCCGCCGGCCCGCTGCCCGCATTCGCCAGCAAGGCCCACCGCGCCACATCAGGCGGCGCATTGCCGGTGCTGCTCGCCACAATCAACTGATAGGACGAACCCGAAAACAGCACGCTATCGCCGCGCACATAGGTGGTGCCTGCTGCATAGGTGCCGCGCGGGACGTTGCGGGTTGAACCAGCCTCACCGGGCTTCAGGCTCTCAAGGTCGGTATTGTCATCGAACTCGACATCGACCGCGCGCGGGGTGATCGCCGCAGCCGCCAGTAGGTCGCGTTCCTCGGTCGTCTGCAACAGCGTCGGGGTCGGCGGGGGAGATGCAACCTTACCCAAAGCGAAGTCATGCTTGCCGGGGGTTTCAGACTTGAGCGACAGCGACACCGCAAGGCTCTGCGGATTGAGGCTGCGCTGGTTAATCACCGCCAGCCCGTCATAGGCGACAAGGCTGCTGTCAATCTCGATGCAGTCGCCAGGACGGTAAAAGCGCCAACTCGCCTTGGCCTGCAAATCCATCGGGCCGATTTCGCGGCTGTCCGTCATCGCATAAGCGGCCAACTCGCCCGCCTGCGCCGCATTCGTCACGCCGTTGAGCGGGTAAACCTGTGTCAGCTTTGCGCCGCCGTCTTCGGTGCGATAGGTGCTGCCGACAATTTCCGCCGCCGTGATCTGCTGCCAGTTATGATCCGGCGAGACGTATTGCGGGCGAACCCCGTTCATCCGGTCGCGCACGGTCTGCACCGCATCAGTGCCGCCGCCAGCATCAAGAATGTCGTCATCGGTCAGCGTGGCAAGCGCAAGGCGCGGGCGGTGCCAATCGAACGACAGCAAGCCGCCTGCCTGATACCAGCGCGCGCCGCCTGCTGCACAAAGGTCGTCAAGGTTGCGCACCCGCTGCTCGCGCAGGTTCGCGCCCGTGCCGCCTTCGGTCAGGATCATGTTGACCGTCCACTCATTCGCATCGCAGTCATTCGCCCAATCGACGATTGCTGCCATGTCGAGCGTATCGACAGGCTGGCCGAGGCCGAACACGCGGACGCCGTTCTGAAACCGCCCGAGCGCGTAGGTCACGGCATGACAAGCGGGGTTGCGGTTGTAGACGTAGGTACTTTCGACACCAGCACGGCAGGCACCGGAGCCGCCCGGATAGGTGCTGTCCTGCCGGGGGTCATAGACCCTTTCGCCTTCACAGAGCGCTGTGTAGATCGGCAGGCCCGAGGCAAACACCTTGCCATCGCGGTCAAAATTGAAATTCAGCCCGACATGGGCGCAGCCCGACAGGCGGCTAGATGTCGTCCATCCTGGCGCGGCACCGTAGGGCGGAACCAGCGCGGTTGTCTGCGGGCGCGTGCCGAGGTTCTGGACGCTGTTGAAGAACCCGCCGAAATAGCCGTTGTCGATAAGGGCGAAATCGAAATACTCGCCCACGATGCCCTGAATTGGCCCGACGCCAGACAGGACGCGCACCTGCCAGCGGAAGGGGTTGGGCACCTTCTTGAGCGTAGCACCATAGGCGACATCGTGGCGCATCACGCCGCCCGTCATTACCTGCCCGACGATGTATGGTCGCGGCGGTTCGATGTCGATTACGACTTGTGCTGGCGAACCGCGCGCGATTGGCTTGGGGGCCAGAATTTGCGAGGCGGCTGAAGCCACGCCTGCGGTGATCGATGCTGCCGTTGCAATGGTCGAGATTGTGCCCGCGCTTGCCACACCAGCGATACCGGCTGAACCGGCCACCGCGCCAACGCCGGTCGCGATAAGCGCGATAGAACCTGCAATTACGGCAACGGTGCGAAGGGTCTTGCTCATAGTCGCCAAGCCCCCGTGCAAAGCGCATAGCCCTCATCGGTCAGCCGCGCGATCTGGCACTCGGCTGCATCCTCATGCCAACCAATCACCGCGCGTAGCTGCCCGTAGATCATCAGCGCATCGAACCCGCCTTCATCACCCGGAAAGGCCGCAACATCGCCGGTCAGCATTTGCGCTGCCGGAATGCGCGGAAAGTGCTTATCCATCAGTTCGGGCAATGTCTCGACACCTTCCGCCCGAAGTGATTTCATCGCGCCGACAGCCGAGCGGAAGCGCGGCACGATCGGCAACTGGTGACCCATCTGCGCAGCATGAAAGCGCAGCAAGTGAATGCATGTCGCCTGCTTCGACCAGTCAAACGCACGGCCCGCGAACCGATTTTGCGTGGCCTGTGTCGCGGCAACCCGGCGCTGAAGCTCATTCATCGGGCAAACTCTTGCGTGAATGCGTCGAACCCGCCGCCGCCAAAACCGCCGTTGCCGAAATTGAAGCCGCCACCGCCGCGCGCGCTTTCCACGCCCCATGTCACGGTCTTGACCAGCCCGGTCGCCTGATCGTGGCCTGTCTCCCCCGAATAGAGGCTCTTGTGAAACTCAGCCGACAGCCCGTTGCCGTCATCGCTGAACAGCAAGACTTCGGTTTCTGGTACGTTGGAAAGTACAATTTGCAATTGCTGAAAGGCGAATTGCTGGCGCACCCGATCCATCCGCCCCGCGAACCGCAGATCAGGCGTGCCGACCACCGCGCCCGTCGAAGGGTTAAACTCTGCCAGCCACAGCCGCATGGCCGAACGCGCAAACGCACCGGCCTGCAAAGGCGCAAGCGCCGCGTTGCTCGGCGGGACAAACACGATTTCCTGCTCGGGCAATTCTGCCCCGAAGCCTTCGGAGACTTCCCCGATCTGCGCGATGCTGCCAATCGTGGCGTGTTCCGCGGTGTACGTGTTTCCGCCGTACACGGTCACGCCCCCGTCGCTCAGGTAAACCGTCCCGCTGGGTAGATCGAGGCGCAGCAGCCAGGTCGCCCCGTTCATCGGACTTCCTTCAGGCTAAACTCAATCGGGAACACGCGGTTGACATCAACGCTCCAAGACCAGTCCCCCGGCAGCAAGCCTTCAACCTGCGGCTCAGCCAGATTGACCACGGTGTTATCGGCAAAGCTGTCGCGCAGCAGCTCGTTCAATTCGATGGTAGCCTGACCCGAGCCGTTGGCCGTTGCGCCCACACCGACCGAATGCAGGAAATGCTGCCCCGACTTGACCAGCGACAGCCAAAAGCCCTCTTGAATGACATAGCCGGGGGTCAGCCCGTCGATTGCAATCGTGCGCCCGGTCGTGACCGCGCCATTGAGCAGCGGCGTCCCCGGCGTTCCCTGCGAATGCAACAGAGGCAGCTTGACCCGCACACCGCCCTGCTTGCCCGCGATCAGCCGCGCGACCATCACGCGCCCGTTTTCCGGCGTGTAGGGGCCGAAGGTGAAGGCGACCGTGTAACGCCCACCTTTACGCGGGATGTAGTCGTCAGACTGTATTCCGCTTTGCGTAAAGCCCGCATCGTTAAACGTGGCCTGAAAGCTGCCGGGGACGGCGAAGGTCGGCAGATCGATCATCGCACCCGCCTTGCTTGCCGCGCTGCCATCTGGCCCTGAGCCATTGCCGCGCCTGCACCCGCGATAGCCGGGGCGGTCGCCGCGATCTGGTCATTGACAAAGGCTGTCAGGTTGCCGCTGCGGGGATCAACGCCGACCGTGACATGAACCCGCCCGCCCATGCCCTGACCGCGCGTGTGGTCAATAACCGTCTCGCGCGGGTGAAGCATGGCGAGAAACCCGCCCTTGCCATCCAGCCCGCCAGAGCGTGCGCCCATGCCGGTGAAACCGCCGCCGTCTCCGCTGGGGAGGGGCTTATTGATGTTGTTTTGGACTGTCTTCCCGAAAGCGCCCATGCCGCCAAGTTGAAGGCCGAGGTTTATGACGCTGCCGAGAATGTCCAAGAAACCACCGCCGCGAATTGCGCCGACCATCCGGTCAAACGCCTGCAAGGTGCGGTCTGCCATTTGGCCAAAGCTTTCGGCAATTGTGACAGCCGTGCTTTGACTCTTGGTCTTTAGGTCGTTTTGCGCATTCGCCCAGCGGTTTGCTGCTTTTTCCAGTTCTTCGATTTCATCGAGTGGTCTGCCACCTATAGCGGCAAGGCGCGCATCGCGGTCAGCAATGCTAAGGCCAGTGACGCCCATTGCGGCAACGTCATCAGCCATCGACTTCATGGCCGAGGTAACATCTGCCGCTGCCTTGCGCGCCGGGTCAACCATCACCGCCTGAAGCCGGTCAAACTCGCGTGAAATGCCGTCCACCATGTCCGGCACGTAGGAGTTACCGACAACTGCGACATACATGGCCTTAAAGGCGTTCGTCACAGCGCCAATCGGGTTCTTGATATACTCAAGAATGTAGCCGAGGCCGTTCAAGATCCACTTTTTCGCGCCCTCGTAAAGGCGGCGCAGGATCGGCTCGATCTTGTCCCAGTTCTGCCATGCCAAGTAGATGCCGCCAAGCACCACCGCAAAGGCAAGGATTACGGGGTTGGCCATTAGCGCCAGCGCGGCAACCTTGACGATACCAAACGCAGCCGCCACGGTCGGCGCAATGGTGACAAGCGCACCAAGCCCGCTCGCCATGGCACCGAGGACGATCAAAAGCGGCCCTACAGCCGCAGCAAGCGCGCCGATCACTACAATGACCGTTTGCGTGTCCTCATCAAGCGCCAAGAAGGAATTGATTACAGGGGCAGTTATTTCCTCCAGCTTCTCGAAGGCGACAACAAGCCGCTCGCCCACCACCTCTTGAAGCGTGCGCCATGCCTGTATCTGGTCGGAGCCAGGAGTGGCCTCGCGCGCAGCCGCCGCTGCCCCGCCAAACTGCCGTTCCAATTCACCGAGGATAATGCCCTGCGCGCCAGCAATATCGCC